ATATTAATGGAGTGTCTATACTTCCGTACATAAGTTAATAAAATTCTATATCGTTTATTTTAATCGAATGCCTGTTTTTAAGCTTTACATATTCTATGTCGATAGATTTAATAGCCATCTTAATAAAATTCGCTTTATCTTCTAATGAGAATATCTTCCATGATTCCAACAATGCATTTTTAAAACTTTTTATCTTATCTACATCTAGTGTTTTTCTTGGCACTAATTCTCTTTGTTTTTCATATTCTGCGATTGTATCGTCTGTTTCTTTAATTAATTCAAATAATTCTTCTTCTTGCATTAATCCTTTAGCATATAATTTATGATATCTTTTACGTTGTTCCATAATTTTGTCTATATCAATGGTAACGACATCGTCTTTTTGTTTTGTCTTTACCTCGTATTCTTCTAAGTCTAATTTAGATAGGTAGTAACGAAACACTCTCAATGCTTCATTCTCTGAAAAACCGAAACTTTGTTTTTTAGTTTTACATGTATTGCAATAATATGTTTTATAAGTAACATACCCTTTCTTTCTCTTTCTGGTTGCTGTGTTCATTGTTAATGTACCACCACATTTTGGGCAAATAAATTTACCTCTGAATACTGATACATGACTCACTATTTTAGTGTTGATTCTTTCTTCTAGTCTTTCTTTTATTTGTTGATACATTTCTTCAGAAATAATAGGCTCGTGAGAGTTTTCTATAAATACATCTCCCCAAGTATAATGGCCTCTTGTTATAGGACTTCTTAGCGCTCTTGTTATTGTTCTATCTTCCCACCTTTTACCATTAGGAGGTGGTATATCTGAATCGTTTAACTTCCTAGCTATACCTTTTGAACTAACGCCTTTCAAAACTTCATCATATGCCCACAAAACTACTTTTTTATAATCATTAGGAATATAAGTATTATCTACACGGTCATAATAAAAGGGTGGTGGTGTGAGTATCATACCTTGTTTAATCGCTGCACGTTTACCCATCATCACTCGTTCTCTAATCGTTTCACGTTCCCACTCTGCCATAGCGCCAACTAACGTAACAAACAGTCTACCCATAGCTGTAGATGTATCATAAACTTCAGTAGCACTTCTGAATGCTACGTTATTCTGTTCGAATACCTCTAATAAATCAAGTAGATCACGTACATTACGTGTAAGCCTATCTAACTTATACACTAAAACTAAATCAAACCGTTTAATATCTTTCATCATACGTTGTAATTCTGGTCGTTCACGTTTAGCACCAGAGAAACCAGCGTCAATAAATACGTCTGATATGCTCCAGTCGTTTATCTCGCAAAATGATTTGAGCTTTCTTTCTTGTTCTTCAATTGAATACCCATGTTCTTTTTGCTCTAATGTACTGACCTGACACGAACGTAAATAGCTACGTTCATAATTCATCACCCCCCTAAAAAAGTAAAAAAAAATAATAAGGGTAGGCATGCTACCCATAATTTTATTCACCTGTTGCGTCTATATAACTTTCTCCTTGATCATCAACTTTTTCTGTGCCTACAGGAACATCGCCACCACCAAAAGCAGAAGGATGTCCGCCACTATGTTCTCTAGGTGCAGATTGTTGTGTTTGTTCTTTATTAGTATTTCCTTGTTTTTGAGTGTTACTTTGTACGTTAGTATTTGCGTCTTTGCTTTCAGTATTATTAGCAACTTCGCTAGACTGGTTGTTATCTGTATTGTTTTCATTTGCAGAAGATTCTTGATAAGTGTTTTCTAAATCTTCATTTGATGAATAATCAACAGTTTTAAGTTTAGATAAGTCATATTCTTTAGTACCTAATTTATCTCCACCAATACCTTTAGAGAAATGTAATACTACTTTATCGTCATTTTTCAATTGATAAGTAGCTAATCCTTTAGCTTTTTTGCCTTTTTTAATTGTATCGTTATAATGTTCTAACCATTCTTTGTATTTGCCACCGTCTACAACTGTCATACCTGTGTCTAATTCGCTTTCTGTACTTCCTTCATCTTGTTTAACTGTCACACCTGCAGTCCATACGCTAGATGGTGTTATCTCCTCTTTGTTAGTTTTATTCTTAACTTCATATTTGATAGCAATTTCTTTGTTTCCAGATTCTTTATCTTTAATAATAAACGCGTCTTTAATATATAAAACAGCTTGATCTAATACTAATGTATCATTTTTAAATTGAGGTTTATTTTCACTGACAGTAGTATTTTTATTACCACCATTACTACATGCTCCTAGTACTAATAAACAACTTAAAACAAAAAATATAACCTTTTTCATTCTGCATCTCTCCTTTTATTTATTTTTGATAACGCTTAACGGTTCAAAATGTATAGTGTGATCATCGTGAATTACAGACAAACCATATTTACTTTTATAATGATTCAAGCAATCTACAACATATTCTTCCGTAACTTCGAAAAACTCCGATAATTCATAAAGGCTGTTGATTCCTCGTCTATGTGCTTCTATTAAACCGTCTAAAGAAATCACTGTTTCTTTAGCATAACGTCTAGCGTAATTTTCAAATTTACGATTGTTGTACTCATCACTGTTTGTTATATTCCCGTGTGTTAACTTATGATGAGCTATTTCTTCTGCTAGTGTTTCTAACTTCTGCCTAACACTTCTATTATCATTGATAAATATTTCCCCGTCTAAATACAGACCGGACATGAAGTCCGGCATATATTTAGTTTCTGTTATAGGTAAATGGTCGTATTTAATCATCAAATCTTCGTATTTACCCACTTATTATCCCCCTTACTTTCTTCTGTTTCTTATGTAATCGATAAAATTCTCTACTTCTTTTTGTTCCTCCTCTGTTAAATCTGAATAATCTAAATGTGCTGCTACCGTTTCAGTTTTTTGATTGTTAGATAAATCTTTTGTCATTAAATCATCAATGTTCACGTTAAATATTTTAGAAATTTCATTTAAGGTTTTCATCTTAGGTGTGTATTTGCCTTTTTCCCATTCGCTAATACTTGATGCACTTTTTCTACCTAATGCCTTTGCAAGGTCCAGTTGTTCCATTCCTTTTTTCTCTCTTAAGTATTTTAGGTTCTGACTAAACATTTGTTGTACCTCCTGGAAAGTTTCTACCTATATTATACATTATTTCCGGAAATGCACAACAGAATTTCCGAAAATAATTTCGAAAAAAACGAAATAAAAGTATTGACTTCGGAATTACCGAAATGATATCATGTAGTTAGCTTGATTGAGAGGGGTGTTAAACAAAATGACAGTTAACGAAAAAGAAAAACTTAAGTTGACAATACGTCAGTGGAGATCACTTAAGGGAATGAGTAAAGCTAAGTTATCAAGAGATTCTGGAGTTACTGAAAGAACTATTTATAGACTTGAAGAAACTCAAAAAAATGTTCAGAACGCTAATTTCAAAACTTTACACAAATTAGCAGAAGTTTTAGAAATCAAGGTTGATGATATTTTTTTAGGTGACGATTCGGAAAAGCCGAAATTTTAGGAGGTGTAACTATGAACGAATTACAAACATTCAATTTTGAAGATTTACCAGTAAGAACGCTATCCATAGACGACGAACCTTACTTTGTAGGAAAAGATGTGGCTGACATCTTAGGTTACTCAAGAGGAGCGAAAGCAATACAAGATCATATCGATAAAGAAGATGTTCGTGTAGTCCCAATTCAGGACCGCACCGGAAGATATCAAAAAGCTTCTTTAATAAACGAATCTGGTTTATACACATTAGTTATCGACGCAGCTCGACAAAGCAATAACAGAGATATTAAGAAAAAAGCGAAAGCTTTTAAACGTTGGATAACTAACGAAGTATTGCCGTCTATTCGTAAAACAGGTTCTTATCAAGTTCCTGATAATCCAATGGACGCATTGAAACTTATGTTCGACGCACAAAAACAAACTAAAGAAGAAATTGCAATAGTGAAATCAGATGTGAGCGATTTAAGAGAAAACCAAAAATTAGATACAGGAGATTACAACTTGTTGTCTAGAACAATCAATCAACGTGTTGCTCACATTCAAAAGATACATGCAATTACAAATCAAAAACAACGCAGTGAATTATTCCGAGATATCAATTCAGAAGTTAAAAAGATGACAGGCGCAACATCAAGAACAAACGTAAGACAAAAGCACTTTGATGACGTTATCTCAATGGTTGCTAACTGGTTCCCGTCACAAGCTACGTTATACAGAATCAAACAATTAGAAAGCAATTTAGAAAAAGGACAATAAAAAGGAGTGATTGTAATGCCACCACACATTCAACAAATGTTATTTGATTTTGCATTAGAGAGAGGATATATCGAAAAACTTTTAGAAATGAAAGAAGAGTTAGAAATGAAAGGAGAGGATGATAAATGAAGTACTTACTAAGCTATATGACTATGTTTATCGCAATGATCATCACATTACTTTTAGGAGGTGGTTTCTTTACGGTAATAGCATTTTCAATGTTAACGCTTATCTTTAGCACATTCTTTTGGGAACAGTGGTTGAAAACAATAAAAAAGACTGAAACTTGCGCCAACAAGTAACAGTCAGAATCTAATCAAAATATACAACTTAATTTAATCAAAATATACGGAGGTAGTCAATATGAAACATAAACTTTTAAAAATAGCCAATGATTTAAATAAATTAATTTTGCATAGTGATGAAGAAGTGAAAGCAGAATTTCAAAAATATTATGAGGGGGAAGTTAGTATCGCCTTTTGGCACTACTCTAAAAAATATGAAAGTAACTGTAATCATCTAAGTTTCTACGAATTTCACACAGATGAAGAATTACAGAAATATTTTGAATTAGCAAAAGAAGTTATTGCAGGGGAGTGTTTTATTGATGAGTAATTTATTTGAATTAAAAGATAGTTACCAACAAGTTTACGACCTTATTGCAGAACAAGAAGATGAACAAATTTTAAAAGATACGCTAGCAAGTATTAATGACGCTATCGAAGATAAAGCAGATGGATATGTAGCAGTTATCAAGTCTTTAGAAGCAGATAACAATGCTATAGACGAAGAAATAAAACGTTTAAGACAACGTAAAACTTCTAACCAAAATGGTGTTAAACGTTTAAAAGAAAGTTTACAAGAAGTTATGGAGCAAACTGGAAAAGAGAAGTTCAAAACTGCGCTTAATTCGTACAGCATTGCTAACAACCCACCTAGTTTAGATGTTACAGATGAAAGTTTAATCCCAAAACAATACTACATCGAACAGCAACCTAAGTTAGACAAAAAAGAGTTGTTGAAAGCTGTTAAATGTGGTTTAGAACTTAAAGGAGTAGAACTAAAACAAAGTAGAAGTTTGAGGGTGAGATAAATGGCAGAAGAAAAACAAGAACAGGATATCCTAACCCAACTTGGTGTGAAAGACATCAGCAAGCAAAACGCTAATAAGTTTTACAAATTTGCCATATACGGAAAATTCGGTACAGGTAAAACAACTTTTTTAACTAAAGACAATAACGCACTTGTGCTTGATGTTAATGAAGACGGAACAACAGTTACAGAAGATGGTGCAGTAGTACAAATCAAAAACTACAAACACTTTGCTTATGTAATAAAAATGTTGCCTCAAGTAATTGAGAAGCTAAGAGAAAACGGAAAACAAATAAATGTAGTAGTGATTGAAACAATACAGAAACTACGCGATATCACTATTGACGACATCATGAATGGTAAGACAAAAAAACCTACATTCAATGATTGGGGAGAGTGTGCTACACGTATTGTTCATATGTATAGATATATTTCTAAGTTACAAGAACAATATCAATTCCATTTAGCGATAAGTGGTCATGAAGGTATCAACAAAGATAAAGACGATGAAGGCAGCACAATTAATCCTACAATCACAATTGAAGCACAGGATCAAATTAAAAAAGCAGTTGTAAGTCAATCAGATGTTCTAGCAAGAATGACTATCGAAGAACATGAGGAAAACGGTCAAAAGTCATATGAGTATGTACTTAATGCTGAACCCTCTAACTTGTTTGAAACAAAAATCAGACATGCAAGCAACATAACAATTAATGATAAGAAATTTGCAAACCCTAGCATTACAGACGTAGTAGAAGCAATTCGAAACGGAAACTAAAAATCAATTAAAAGGACGGTATAAAATTATGAAGATTACAGGACAAGCGCAACACACTAAAGAAACTAATCAAGAGGCATTTATGAAAGGCGGAGACTTCTTAGGAGCAGGAGAATTCACAGTTAAAGTAAAAGATGTTGAATTTAATGACAAAGAAGGAAGATATTTCACTATCGTATTTGAAAATAACGAAGGTAAACAATACAAACACAATCAATTTGTACCACCATTCCAACAAGATTTCCAAGAAAGACAATACATTGAATTATTAAGCAGACTAGGAATTCAACTTAATTTACCTGATTTAACTTTCGATACAGACAGATTAATTAACAAAATGGGAACAATCGTACTTAAAAATAAGTTTAACGAAGATCAAGGTAAATATTTCGTCAGATTATCTTTTGTAAAAGTTTGGAACAAAGGTGACGAAATCGTAAATAAACCCGAACCTAAAACTGATGAAATGAAACAACGTGAACAACAAGCCAACGGACAGCAAACGCCAATGACAAAACAAGATAACCCTTTTGGTAATGCTAATGGACCAATTGATATTAGTGATGATGACTTACCTTTCTAGGAAGTGATTAAATGCAACACATTACAAGATACCAGCGAGATAACGACGGTACTTATTCCGTCGTTGCGACTGGTGTTGAATTAGAACAAAGTCATATTGACTTATTAGAAAATGGTTACTCACTCATTGCAGAAGTTGAAGTACCTGATAACAAAAAATTATCAATAGAACAACGTAAAAAGATTTTTGCATTATGTAGAGATATTGAGCTGCACTGGGGAGAACCTGTGGAATCACTAAGGAAAAGGTTTCAAGCAGAACTTGAAATTATGAATGGTTACGAAGAAATAAGTTTACGTGACTGTTCAATGAGAGTGGCAAGAGAATTGATAGAACTGATTATCGCTTTTATGTTCCATCATCAAATACCAATGAGAGTAGAAACGAGCAAATTGCTAAGTGGAGATAAAGCTATGTTGTACTGGGCAACGGTCAATCGAAACTGTGTACTATGTGGGGAATCAAACGCTGAACTTGCACATCACTACGCAATAGGACGTGGTGCTAACCGTAAGAAGATGCAGCATTACGATTATGAAGTGTTGGCTTTATGCAGACGACACCACCAAGAACAGCACAATATAGGCGTTAAGTCTTTTGATGAAAAATATATCTTACAAGATAGTTGGATAAAAGTTGATGATCGTTTAAACGCTATGTTGAAAGGAGTTAAAAATGAATTCGAGAGTAATAACTAAAGAAAACAAGAAAGAAACAGCTCATAGAATCAAGCAAATAAGATTACAAAGAGATTTTGATATAAACGAATTCGCTTCAATCTTGTATGTATCTCCTTTCTGTATAAAACAATGGGAAGAAGCTAAAAGAATTCCCAATCTTGAAAAAATAAAATTGATAGCATTCATTTTCAAGACAACACCTGAATGGCTATTGTACGGGGAGTGATAAGAATGAACAATAGAGACTACATTTCGTCAATCATCACTCAATTCAGTGGGCAAAACAACATTATCCCAATACCTGCCATCTATTTAAAAATTACTGAAGATTATCCAACTGCTGCATTACTCAACCAATTGATTTATTGGTCGGATAGAACTCATAGAAAAGATGGTTACTTTTACAAATCTTATAAAGAGTGGGAAGACGAAATATATTTATCTAAATACCAAGTAATGCGTTCAATAAAAAAATTGAAAAGTATGGGAATTGTAGAAACTGCTTTGAAAAAGGCGAATGGGGCGCCTACAGTCCATTATAAAGTCGATAGTAAAGTTACTTCACAATGGATTGTTAAGTTTCTTAACAATGGAAAGTCAACAAACTTAACAATGGATAGTGAAGAAACTCAAGAATCCTTAACAGAGATTACTACAAAGAATACTACAGAGATTACTAACAATAATATATTGTCGGGTAACCCGACTGTGTCTCGAATACCTTATAAAGAAATTGTTGATTACCTTAATAAAAAAACTGGTAAAAACTTCAAGCATAAAACAGCTAAAACAAGAAAGTTTATTGAAGCAAGATGGAACCAAGATTTTAGATTGGATGATTTTAAAAAGGTGATTGATGTCAAAACTGATGAGTGGTTAAACACAGACAGTGATAAGTACCTTCGACCTGAAACGTTATTCGGTACTAAATTTGAAGGTTATCTAAATCAAAAGACAAAATCAACTGGCATGGATCAACTAGAAAGAATGAAGTATGACGAGAGTTATTGGGACTAGGAGTGATTATAAATGCAATCAATGGAAAGTTTAGCTAGAAATATCAAACCTAGCCAAAACATCGTAGAAGAGCAACACAACCTTAAATGTAGTAAGTGTGGAAACACCTACGACTATTACAAGTTTAGTAACGGGCATGAATTCAGACATGGTTGTGACTGTGAATTGATTGAAATAGGAAAAAAAGAAAGAGCGGCAAGAAAAGAGAAGTATCTCAATCGTATCTTTAATCAATCTAATGTGAATGCGTCTTTACGTGATGCAACAGTTAACAGTTACCAACCACAAAACGAACATCAAGTACAAGCCAAAAAAACAGCCATAGAGTACGTCAAAACATTCTCGGTAGATAAACCTAAGTCGCTTATCTTACAAGGCTCATATGGTACCGGAAAAAGCCATATAGCGTATGCCATAGCTAAAGCAATTAAAAATGAAGGGTATTCAGTAGCTTTTATGCACATTCCAATGTTGATGGAGCGTATTAAAGCGACATATAACAAGAATGCTGCAGAAACAACAGATGAACTTGTACAACTACTAAGCAACATAGATTTACTAGTGCTTGATGATATAGGTGTAGAGAACACTGAACACACATTAAATAAACTATTTAGCATCGTAGATAACAGAGTAGGTAAGAATAACATCTTCACTACCAACTTTAGTGATAAAGAACTTAATCAAAATATGAATTGGCAAAGGATTAATTCGAGAATGAAACATAACGCTAGGACTGTAAAGGTACTAGGCGATGACTACAGGGAGCGTGACGCATGGTAAAGGAAAACATTATGCAAATACTTGAGTGTTCTGATGTGTATGCTCAAAAAATACTTGATTGGGCGAATGGTAATCAAGAGGAACTTATCAAGCTAATTAATGAAAAACTAGAAGAAAAAAGCAACAGACAGGCAATAACGGAGGTGTCCTAATGGGACTTATCGACGGACTTAAAAAGCAATATACGTTGTATCAAATTGACGGTTGGGAGATGTGTAGTGTGACGCCGTTAGGAGAAGATACATTCAAACTAGGTAACTATGCAGGCATACACTTTAGAAATACATTTTCAGGAACAGTAACGAAAGATGAACTAGAAAAACTGAAGCGTAAGCACAAGTTGTTCAGAAGAGAAGAACTACAACAACAAATGACAATTAACGAATTATTATTTTGAGGTGGAGCATTGAGTAAATACAATTCTAAAAAAGTTGAATATAAAGGTTTTGTGTTCGACAGCAAAATTGAATGCGACTTCTACCAGTATTTAGAACGTAACTTAGGCGAGGAATATGATCATATCGAGTTACAACCTAGATATGAGTTGATACCTAAGTTGGATAACCAACGTAAAACAGAATATATAGCCGACTTTGCATTATGGAAAGATAACACGCTACTTGAAGTGATAGACGTAAAAGGAATGCCAACAGAAGTAGCGAAGTTGAAAGCGAAAATATTCAGATATCAAAACAGAGAAGTACCACTCACATGGATATGCAAAGCGCCTAAATATACTGGTCAAGAGTGGATAACGTATGAAGAACTACTAAAAGCACGCACGAAGCGTAAAAAGGAGAAGATGAGTAATGGTAAGGATTAAACGAAAAGTAGAAATGGCATTATCAGAATTGATTGAGTGGGGATTAGAAAATGGAATAAAGAGTAGAAGGTTTACAAGCAATCGTTTGAACTCTAAATATGTAGGTTTCGATTCACTTGGTGGGGTGTGTTTTAATGGTCTCTATTCTTATCTACTAGAAGATACTTTCACAGTAAAAGTTGAAGAAGAAATTACTGAAGAAACAAAGATAGCTAAATTAGTATCTGTCAATAGAAGTACTCAAAACGAAGTTAATATAATTTTCAATCGCAGTATCGGACAGTTATTAGATAGAAGTGAGTATAACTATTATATCTTGAATGACGACAGTACTCTCACACTCATCTGGAAAGATGGCGAATTGGTCGGTGATGAGTAATGGCTAACAGAGAAGAAACAGTCACAGTCGAAGCAACAATGAAAGTTAGATGTAAATACCCAGTATGGATAAATAATCGTATTACGAAAGAAGAAGAAAAAGAGCGCATTTTAGATTTAATCAGTAAGAACCCTGAAAAAGAGTTAATGAGTGAAGATTTTAAACTAATTGATTTGGTAGAGGTGGAATAAATGGAATTAGCAAGAAATAGAACAGTCGAATTTAAAAACAATAAATTATATTACGTTGTCAGAACTAAAGAGCAAAAACACTTATTGCCAGTAGAAGATGTACACGAAGCTGAATACACAGGCACCCCCTGGAAGCTCATTGTAAGACGTATTAAGTATTTTGGCTATAGTCCTGAAGAAGCTTTACTCGAAGAGTATAACGAACAAGATACAGAAATGAAAGAGAGAAAACGATTATCTCAATTAGAACATGAGGACAGAATGAGGTTAGTAAGACTAGAACGACAAAAAGAGTTGGACCTAAGACGCAAGAAACCACACTTGTTTGAAGTGCCACAAAAACATTTTCGTAGCGAATGGTGTAAGTATCTTATGGAGAATGACATCTTCCCTAGAAAGGTGGTTAGATCATGAGTATTAAAGATTTGAATAGAGGCGATAGAATCAGAATGCAAGAAGTTAACGGTGTTGAAATTACAGTGCTAATAAAAAGTGTATATCGTTTAACTGGGTTAAAAACTGGCTCAAATCTTGCTATAGATAAATGGGTTGCTGATGTAGAAGCAATTGACGGGAGAACTTGGACTATTGATGATAGTTACGATTTTTACTCATTGACTAACGAAAATGAAGAAACCCAAAAAACGTTAGACGACAAGGTTAGCCACCCAACACATTATACGTATGGAGATATAGAAATTATAGATTTCATAGAACAGGTCACTAAAGATTACAAACCAGAGTTAGCGTTTGCGATTGGTAATGCAATTAAATATATCAGTCGTGCTAATCGTAAGAACGGAAAAGAGGATTTAGATAAAGCACGTTGGTATCTGAATAGAGCATTTGAGAAGTGGGAGGGGTAAGAGTGACAACTAAAATATTAGACGCTTGTTGTGGAAGTAAAATGTTTTGGTTTGATAAAGAGAATCAAGAAGTCACATTTATGGATAATCGAGAGTTAGATACTACTTTAAGTGATGGAAGAAAACTTATAGTAACTCCTGATATTTTGGCCGACTTTAGAAACATGCCTTTCGAAGATAATTCTTTTTATTTAGTTGTATTCGACCCACCACATTTAAAAACTGGTGGGGATAAAAGTTGGTTAGTCCAAAAATATGGCCGATTAAATAAGAGTTGGTCAGAAGATTTGAAGCAAGGTTTTAACGAATGTATGAGAGTTTTAAAACCAAACGGAACTCTCATATTTAAGTGGAACGAAGAACAGATTAAATTAAGTGAAGTTTTAAAATGTTTTGTTCAACAACCGTTGTTCGGTAATAAAAGAGCAAAAACACACTGGTTAGTCTTTATGAAATTGGAGGGGTAAGCATAGTGTATATGTACGAACCATTCACTCACACAGTGACTAAGACAGGCTTAACTCATCTACACAACATCACAGGCATTCCACTCAACACACTGTGGTACCAAAAAGAACGTGGCACATATAACGATAAGTTGAAGTGCTTCTTTACCGACACAATGCCGAGAGTGAATAAGAAACAGGTGTTCAACGAAAGAGTTGTAGCAAAAGATGAAATTTGGAAGTATAGCGAGAAGTATGATCTATACGTAAGTAACTTAGGAAGAATGAAAAGACCTGATGGAAAATACAAGTTTGCGAATGGATGTAACGGTATTTCCACAGTCATTTATAAGAATAAGAAGTATCGTGCAGCAGATATTGTATATGAAACATTTATCGGCAATTTGAGAACAGGGTATCACGCTTATCCTAAGGACAGTAGATATAACAATCTTACGGCAGATAACTTATTCCAATCCACATTGCAAAAATATAGAGTGTATCGCAGAAATAAAGGCATATCTAAACCAGTATATCTTGTCGATAACAACAACCGGATTGTTGAAGAATTTGCAAGTACAGTAGAAGCTCAAAAACTATTATTCATAGACAGACGCAACATCGCAAGGAAGTGTAACCGTAAACATGTAAGTGACGGATTGATGTATATGTGGGCAGACGAATATGAGGAGTTGAACGCATGATACTGTCCGACACGGTATCTCAACGATACAAATACAAAACACAAGGCAAAACACCTACAGAAGTACAACGTGAACTAAGACAGATGGGTGTTAAAGGCTTTGTGGTTAAGGTAGCAGGAAGCAGAGTGACGATGAAAGTTGAGAAAGAAAATATAAGAAAGAATAAGGAGTGTATGAAGAATGGTAAAAATTAAAAATAAAGTAACGTTAAAACCTAAAGAACTTATAAAGTATCTATTAGATTTTGAAGAAATAGAGTTTGCTCTTTATATAGAAACAGAAGGCGGATACAACAATTTATTTAAACCGAAGTTAAAAGTAGAAAACTATATTACTTACAACGAAGAAGAAGAAACGTTCACAATCGAAGTTGAGGAAGAAATCACAGAAGATACAAATATCGATAAGTTAGTGGAATTAGTTATTAATGATAAAGATATACCGCATACCTCATTATACTATAACACTAGTATAAATCAGATGTTGTCTGCTACCAGACATAGACCGCAAGCTTACTTTATGTTGAATGATGATTCGACTATAACTCGAATATGGGAAAACGGAAAATTAATAGATTAAGGAGTGTTTACGATAGACATCAACAACCTATACACCTACAAAGCAACATGCACAAATGTAGTAGACGGGGATACTCTGGATATCTTACTGGACTGTGGCTTTGATACCTACGCTAAACGTCGTGTACGTTTGCTAGGTGTCGATACGCCAGAAAGAGGACAAGAGAATTACAAAGAGGCAACAGCATTAACTAAATCATGTGTAGAAAACAAAGATATATACGTTCAGACCTACAAGAGCGATGTGTTCGGTAGATATCTCGCTAATGTATGGTACGAGGACGGGAAACGTAGTTTGAATGATGAGTTAAGAAATGCAGGGTTATTGAAACCAAAATCTAAATGGAATGAGGGTGAGTAAATGAACGCAGAAGCTAAGTTTGTATCTAGTGTGATGGACGCTAGATTGAAGAAAGCTAAAAGAGAACGTGACAGTTTCCGTAAGCAACGAGATGAACTTATCAATGATATGGCAAAGATTAAAAAGAAAGCAGAGGCGTTTGATGAGATAGATGATTTAATCATTGACGGGATATTAAAACATAGTGAACCGGACGCGATATTTCGAAACGTCTATCATATAATTATAAATTTCAAGGAGCGTAATAGTAATGTGGAAGGTTAAAGAATTTGAACGTACATCAACGAAAGTGGATAGTGATGTAAATGAATTTTTGAAATCAAATGACATTAAAGAGGAGGAACAATAAATGCAAGATAGCGGATATGTAAATATGGATATTCAAGTACCAGCATTAGCATTCGAACTTAAAGATAGACCAGGAGTATATCTCGGAGAGTTTGACGGTGTAACAACAGATTTAAATGACGCAATATTGTGGGCGAATAAAGATTTAAGTAAACCAGATAAAGAAGAATGTAAAAATTTCTATATGAAAAAAGAGAAAAAGCACGCTGATTTTATGAAAAAGGCATTTGGTGAAAATGCGGTTATTATCTATAAACCAAGTCAATGGTTTGAAATGTGTAATTTAGTTGATGTCCATATTAGTATCGGAAGAGTTATGGAAATGATGAAGGAGGAACAATAAATGACTAATCAATTAACAGTAGATCAATTAATTAAACAGGTAGAACAATGGAGTAATGATAAAGATTTGCACAATGGCAATCCGGATAGACAAGCGTTGAAGTTTTATGAAGAGGCAGGAGAAGTCGGCGCAGCATTATCACGTGGTAATTTAGAGGCTTTAAAAGACGGTATAGGCGATACAGTAGTTACATTAATCATATTGGCACAACAACATGATATGACGTTACAGGAGTGTTTACAGTTTGCATATGATGAGATTAAAGGAAGAAAAGGAAAGACAATCAATGGAACATTCGTCAAAGAAGCAGACTTACAGTAATTCTAAACAGGTCGAATTCGACGGGTTTAAAAATAAAGATATTCTGACCAAGGTTAAGCAAATACTAGATAAGGAGTGAGTGGAAATGTTAGGACTAATTAGAGATATCTCAGATACATTTAGTATGAGCGAATGGAACGTAGTATGGATTGACGATAATGGTGAATTACATGGCAAAAGATTTTATTGGAAAACAGAAGCTAGAGAATTCTATGATAGTTTGCCATATTATCAAAAGCGATTAGAAAGAGTGAGTTGGTGACATCATGACACAATACTTAATCGCAACATTCACTGATTCATCAGGTATACAACACAAACATGTAGCGAAGCTTAAGGATAATCAGACGGCAACTGTGATTAATGCAGAGAGTAAAGAAAAGGCGATGAAGATATATGAGGGGGATAAGATGATTAAACGAATATTAAAAATTTGGTTCACTATCGCTATGTATGAGATAGGCAAATGGATTGGTAGAGAGTTGTATTATAAGTTAACTGCAAATGATGAGGTGGAAGTGCCTAAGGACTTCGACGAGAATGACCACGCTCATTTAAACGGCATATACGGAGGTTATTAAATATTGGGTGAGATTATATATATGATTAAAATTATAATATTGTCTATAGTCTTTATTTTAATGGAGATATCTATAATATGTATTTTTGTTGAAGGGATTAAATACAAGGAATATGTAACGATTGGATTTTCCGTTACTATGTTTTTACTTTCTATCTTGCTATTTTTACACTTTTTACATTTTGGGATTTTAGGAGGTTATTAACAATGTGGGGCGTAATAGCAATTATCATATTAGTTTTACTACTGTTTGGCTCGATACTTGAACAGAATGATCTAAAACATCAGTTAGAAGTGAAAGAATATGAAATAGAAGTGTTAAGAGATAAGTCGGAGAATGGAGTGAATAAGTAGTATGAGTTGGATAAGCTTAACAGCAACGCTAATTATGTTTATTGTGTGGATGTTTACTATGCATAAGTGGAAGGAAGTAGGGAGAAAATTAGAAAGTAAAGGAATAGAAAACTCTAATTTAAAAAGGGATTTAGCGTTTTGGGAAACCACAGCTAAAGCGCGTAGAGATGAATTAGATTTCGTATATAGAAAAAACATCGAATACGAAAAATTAAATGAACACGAAGTAGAGTATCAAACGGACACGACTGGTAAATATATAGTAGAAGTTAATCAAGGTGTTTACTTGAGAAAATCTATACTTACAACATTTAGAAATGTTGAAGTAGTTTATAATTTTACAGACGACTTCGAAAAAGCTAGTAAGTTTAAAGATGTTAAAGAATGTAAAAAGATAGCTAAACAATGTAAAGGTAAAGTTTTGTACGATAGTCCTAATTGGGAGGTAGTATAGTGATAACGATTGAACGACACGATATAAAGAAGCTGGAAGATTATATCAAGAACATAGAGCGATATAGACGAGAGTTGAAAGTGAGAGAGTACGAATTGTTAGAAAACCACGAACCCGAGAATGTAGGAGCAGGAAAGAGTAATATACCAGGTAATCCTATTGAGAGAGAATCAATTAAGAAGTTAAGTGACAATCGTTATAACAACTTACGTAATATTGTAAAAGGTGTAGATAAGCTTATATATGAATCAGACGAAGATACACAAGACTTAATGCGCTTGAGATACTGGGAATGTCCTATAGGTTGTAGTGAGTGGGAAGATATAGCTGACTACTTCGGAACAAGTAAGACAAGCATATTAAGACGACGTGACGCAATGATAAATAGATTGGCAGAATTTATAGGTTATGTGTAAGGTGGACTTTTGAAGTGTGTAAGTCCGTTTATAATCGGTGTATTATGATATTGTAAGAATTACCTCACAAGACATAGTGTTTATCCTTTCGCACTATGGTGGGGTATTCAATATCGAAGTGATTGGACAAGTGTTTATCGTCTTTAATTAGACGTTGCGCATCCGATTGCTTAACTATCCGTCAGAGTGGCGGGTAGTTTTATTGAATCTTACAACACGGCTTCCGATAAGTTGGTATGAATACTTGACATTTAATTTTTTCTCCCTTACATAGTTATCCGTGAGAACACACGGGTAACTTATTTTTATGTATTGATGTGACATAGAGGTGTGACATGAGTACATAAACTCAAATAAATAACAAAACATAATCATTAGGCACTGTTTACGCAGTGTCTTTTTTTATACGTCAAATAAAGGTGCTTAACCGTGAGAGTAGGTGGTAATATACGATGAACGAACTGAACAAACGACAAAAGACATTCGCTGAAGCCTACGCTATACCTGGAACGGAATATTATGGTAACGCCACTAAATCAGCTATTAGAGCAGGATATAGTGAAAAAACAGCATATTCACAAGGGCAAAGAATGTTGAAGAATGATGAAATACAAAGTTACATCAAGGGGGTAGAAGAAAAACTCTTTGATGAACAAATAATGAGTGGTAAAGAGGTTTTGTATCGTTTAACCAGAACAGCTAGAGCAGAAACGGATGAAATTGAGCCAGTTGTAACGAAAAAGGGTATATATAAAATTAATCCTTCAACAGAAAAACATAATCTAGTTTACGATGAAAGTGTAGAGTTGGTTAAAAAACCACCTAAGATAAGTGATCAAAATAAAGCGTTGGAATTGCTAGGTAAACATCATAAGTTGTTTACAGATGTACAAGATGTAAATGCTACGATAACGCCGGACTTCATAGATTCCATTAAGTAGGTGTATAGATGAGTAAATTAGTATTAGATTTAGCTGATTTAATCCCTAAACACTTTCATGGACTGTGGAAAGCTACTAAGGACAAAGAAAAACTTAACATAGTAGCTAAAGGTGGACGTGGTAGTGGTAAGTCCTCTGATATATCTATCATTATTACACAGTTAATTATGCGCTATCCTATGAATGCAGTTGTAGTACGTAAGACAGATAACACATTAGCTACATCAGTATTTGAACAAATTAAGTGGGCGATAGAAGAACAAAAGGTGTCACACCTGTTCAAAGTTAAAGTGTCGCCAATGGAAATCACGTATGTTCCTAGAGGGAATCGGATTATCTTTAGAGGGGCACAAAACCCTGAACGATTAAAGTCGTTAAAAGATAGTCGGTTCCCTTTTTCTATCATGTGGATAGAGGAGTTGGCAGAATTTAAGACAGAGGATGAAGTCACAACAATTACTAACTCTATGTTACGTGGTGAATTAGATGACGGATTGTTCTACAAGTTTTTCTTTAGTTATAACCCGCCTAAGAGAAAACAATCGTGGGTTAATAAAAAATATGAAACCTCATTCCAACCAGACAATACATTCGTACACCATTCAACGTACTTAGATAACCCTTTTATATCTACGCAATTCATACAAGAGGCAGAGAGTGCGAAAGAACGTAACGAACAACGTTATCGTTGGGAATATATGGGCGAAGCGATTGGTAGTGGTGTTGTGCCATTTAACAACTTGCAAATAGAGAAGATACCAGATGAGTTGTATAAGACATTCGACAATATACGTAACGCAGTGGACTTTGGGTACGCTACTGATCCGTTAGCTTTTGTACGTTGGCATTACGACAAGAAGAAACGTATTATCTACGCAGTTGATGAACACTATGGCGTACAGATAAGCAACAGAGAGTTTGCTAACTGGTTAAAACGTAGAGGTTATCAATCAGATGAGATATACGCAGATAGCGCTGAACCGAAATCAATTGCAGAACTAAAACAAGAACATGGTATCAAGCGTGTGAAAGGTGTTAAGAAAGGACCTGACAGTGTAGAACACGGGGAACAATGGCTTGATGATTTAACTGCTATTGTGATAGATCCTAATAGAACACCTAACATAGCAAGAGAGTTTGAGAATATCGACTATGAAACTGACAAAGACGGTAACGTCAAACCGAGATTAGAAGATAAAGACAACCACACGATAGACGCCACTAGATACGCCCTAGAGCGTGACATGAGGCAGAATAAACTTAGCATACTTACGTAAACGAGGTGATTAGCATTAACTGGCCATGGGATAAACCATATCATGAACAAGTGGTAGAACAGATTAAACCAAAGTATGAAACACAAGAAGAAATGATATTGCGCTTAGTTAGAGGACATAAAGAAAATATAGACAATATCACAATGGGTGAAAGATATTATAATCATCATCCAGATATATTAGACGCTCCTCCCAAAAGAGATGTGAACGGCGACTATGACGAAACTAAACCAGACTGGCGCATGTACACAAACTATCATCAAAACTTAGTAGACCAGAAAGTAGCTTATGCAGTAGCTAATCCAGTGACATTCGGTGTAGATAATGACAAAGCATTAAAGCAAATACAACATACACTTAATCACAAGTGGGATGACAAGTTAGTAGATATATTAACTGCTGCAAGTAATAAAGGTATCGAATGGGTTCAACCTTATGTAGATGAAGAGGGAGAATTTAAAACGTTTCGTGTGCCTGCAGAACAAGCTATTCCTATTTGGACTAATAAAGAAAGAGATGAACTACAAGCATTTATCCGTGTGTATGAATTAGACGGAGCAGAACGTGTTGAATATTGGACTGAAGATGATGTGACATTCTATGAATTGAAAGAGGGACAACTTATTCCTGATTTCTATCGTAGTGATGATCACATACAACCTCATTACTATCAAGGTAATAAATTGATGAGTTGGGGGCGTGTTCCTTTTATTCCGTTCAAGAACAACCCGCAAGAAGTATCTGACTTATTCATGTACAAAACAATCATAGACGCGTTAGATAAACGATTATCTGATACACAAAACACTTTTGATGAATCGGTAGAGTTAATCTATATTTTAAAAGGTTATGAAGGTGAAGATATGAAAGACTTCATGCATAACCTTAAATACTATAAAGCGATTAGTGTTGCAGGGGAAAGTGGTTCCGGTGTAGATACTATCAAAGTAGAAGTGCCTATCGACTCTGTTAAGGAATACACGAAAATGTTGCGCGATTATATTATAGAGTTTGGGCAAGGTGTAGACTTCCGACAAGATAAGTTTGGTAATAGCCCTAGTGGTATAGCGCTTAAATTTATGTATAGCAACTTAGACTTAAAAGCTAATAAATTGAAGAACAAGACACTTACTGCATTACAAGAGCTATTACAATACATCATCGACTTCTACAGATTAGATGTGAAAGTACAAGACATCGAGATTACATTTAACTTCAATGTAATGGTAAATGAGTTAGAAAACTCTCAAATTGCTATGAATTCTACAGGGTTATTATCTAAAGAAACTATCCTTTCTAATCATGCTTGGGTTGAAGATCCTGTAGCCGAAATGGAGAGAATAGAACAAGAAAACATAGAACTCAATCAACAACTCCCTGATATTGAGGAGGGATTGAATGGCAAACAACAAAGACAATCCGAAGATAACAAACCAGAATGACATCGACAATTACATCGACAAACTGATTAATCAAGCTAATAAAGAAATAGAAAGTCTATTCGCTAAACGTTTGAAAGAAATCAAACATATTATTGCGAATATGTATGAAAAGTACGATAGAGACGAACCACAAGTCACATGGACTGAATTTAATAAATATAACAGGCTCAACAAAGAACTTAATCGTATAGGTCAAATGTTGTCACAAGACTATAGAGAAGTCGCTAAGGCTATCAAACAGTCGCAACAGAACATCTATATCGAAAAGTACATGATGAGCTTATTTTTGTATGAAGTAGCAAGTCAAACACCTATGAACTTTGATATACCAACCACACAAACGATACAGACAGCTATAGAACAACCTATTGAGTTTATTAAGTTAGTACCTACACTACAGAAACATCGTGATGATATATTGAAACGCATTCGTATGCATATCACACAAGGCATTATGAGTGAAGAGGGCTATTCTAAGATAGCTAAAGCGTTAAGAGATGACTTAGGAATGGCAAAGGCACAATCAATAAGAGTAGCACGTACAGAAACAGGACGTGCATTGTCACAAGCAGGATTAGATAGTGCAATGGTAGCTAAAGATAATGGACTCGATATGAAGAAACGTTGGTATGCTACTAAAGATACACGCACACGTGATACACACAGACACTTAGACGGCACTTCGGTAGATATTGAAGATAACTTTCATTCTAGTGGTTGTGTAGGTCCTGCACCTAAGTTGTTTGTAGGTGTGGCTAGCGCAAAAGAGAACATCAACTGTCGTTGTAAGTTGCTTTACTACATAAATGAAGATGAATTACCTACAACGATGAGAACTAAAGAAGATGGCGTAATACCTTTCACTAACTATAGAGAGTGGGAGAAAGAGAAACGGAAAGGTGGTGCTTGATTATGGAGTTTAATGTGAAGGTTAATGTTGATGCTGATGAAGAAATTGAGAAATTAGAACGTATCAAAAAACTATACGAAGAAATTAATCAATTAAAGAACGATAGACCTGTTGTAAAGGTAGGAATAAGCAACGAAGCTGATACAGAAATAATTAGAAGTTATATTAATGAGAAAAATGCTGAAAATGCAAACTTTAACTTATTCTAGCTAACACTTAAATGTGTTGGCAATTTTGATGCCCAAATCATGCTCAAGGCGTTAAAAGGTGCAAACTCATGGTGGAAAAGACCACCGTAATAAAAAATGTGAGGAGTAATACAAATGAAACGAGAATTTTTACGTGGTTTAGGTTTAGAAGAGGAAACAGTTCAAAAGATTGTAGATGAACATCATGACACTTTGCGTGATTTTAAAAATAAAGCTGAGAAGACAGAATCATTGCAAGAGCAACTTGATAAAGCAAACAAAGAACTGGATAATCGTGACAAACAAATCACTGACCTTCAAAAGGCTAAAGATGGGGATAATCAAGAACTTAAAGATAAGTTAGCAAACTATGAAAAAGAAAATGCCCAATATAAAGCTGATATGAAGGAGTTAAAACTTAATAACGCTGTTAAGTTGGCGGTTGCTAAAGACGCAAACGACGCCGACGACATTCTAGCTTTCATCAACAAAGATGAGTTAGAACTACAAGACGACGGCAATGTTAAAGGTTTAGATAAAGCGATTGAATCGTTAAAAGAGTCTAAGCCTTATTTATTTGCTGAAAGTAAACCAAGTGGACGCACACCAGACGACGGTAAAAACGTAAATGGTGGGATTACACAAGAAGAATTTAACAATATGAGTGTCGCAGAGAGAACTAATCTATTCGTTAACGATAGAAAAACTTACGACACTCTAATAAACAATTAGAAAAGAGGTATAAAACATGGCACAAGGAACAACAACTAAAAGTACACAAATCGTTCCAGAAGTATTAGCAGATATGATGCAAGCAGAATTAGATAAGAAATTGAGATTTGCACAATTTGCAGACATTGACAGTACATTAGTAGGACAACCAGGTGACACTTTAACTTTCCCTGCATTTGTTTACAGTGGTGATGCTACAGTAGTACCTGAAGGACAAAAAATTCCTGTAGACAAAATTGAAACTAACAGACGTGAAGCTAAAATTCATAAAATCGGTAAAGGTACTGATATTACTGATGAAGCTTTATTGTCTGGTTATGGTGACCCTCAAGGAGAAGCAGTACGTCAACACGGTTTAGCTATTGCTAACAAAGTAGATAATGACGTATTAGAAGCTTTACGAGGTACGAAATTAACTGTAAGTGCAGACATCGGAACGTTAGCAGGTTTAGAAGCTGCTATTGATACATTTGACGATGAAGATTTAGAACCAATGGTATTATTCATTAACCCTAAAGACGCTGGCAAGTTACGTTCTAGTGCTTCAGATAACTTCACTCGCGCTACTGAATTAGGCGATAACATTATCGTTAAAGGTGCATTTGGTGAAGCTTTAGGTGCAGTAATTGTACGTTCTAAGAAATTAGATCAGGGTGAAGCTATTTTAGCTAAACGTGGTGCAGTTAAATTAATCACTAAACGTGATTTCTTCCTAGAAACTGACCGTGACCCTTCAACTAAGACAACTGCTTTATACAGTGATAAACACTATGTAGCATACTTATATGACGAATCTAAAGCAGTTAAGGTAACTAAAGGCGCAGGAACTACAGACTCAGGTGCATAAAAGGAGGTAGTGACGTATGTATAAAGTAATCGAGTATTTCACAGACTTACAAGATGACAACTACGAGTATAACGTCGGAGATACGTTCCCTCGTAAAGGTTTAAATGTAAGTGATGAGCGATTAACTGAACTATCCACAAAAGAAAACCGTCAGAATAAGCCCCTTATTGAACGTGTAGAGAGCGATAAAGACTTAAAAGGTATGAAAGTATCAGAATTAAGAGAACTCGCTAAAGAACGTGAAATAGAGGGTTTTTCTAGTATGAAAAAAGATGAACTCGTTGAAGCATTAGGAAGTGTTGAGTAATGAACGCACAAGACGTTAAATTATTAAATAATCTTTCACTTGATGATACTTCTAACGACGAAACAATAGAATTACTTATTGAAAAGTATCTAAATGTAGCAGAAGAATATTGCAATCAAACATTCAATAGACAGTCATTACCTAGTAACGTAGAGAAATTTATTGCTAATTGTATTAAACAAGGTACGACTAGCAATATTTCTTCACGTACTATGGGAACTGTAAGCTACACATTCGTTACCGATCTACCTAAAGAAACGTACGGTTGCCTAAAACCATTTAGACGTTTACGTTGGACTGGTTATCATGTTTAATCCATTAGATGAGTTTCCTCATACAATCGAATTAGGCTCAAGAGAAGTTGTAGGAGAGTATCCACGTGAACAAGAGCGTTTTAAAAGCGAAAAAACAATACAAGGTTTTATGGATACGCCTACTTCATCTGAACAACTCAAGTTTCATCAAATGAACCAATCATATGACAGGAACCTATATACGCCGTACAGCCTGCCAATCACTAACACAAATTTATTTAAATACAACGGTAAAACTTACGAAGTAGTAGGAGAACCTGTCGACCAAGGTGGACAACAAGAAATTAACCTTACTCGGTTGAAAGAGTGCCCTATTGGCTAAGGTTAAATATGGTAATTGGGAATTAGTTAAGGAACTTGAGAAGTTCGAGAAAGAAACGATTAAATGGGCTAAAAAAGGTATAGCTAAGACGACTCTCAAAATATATAATACCGCTGTTGCAATGGCTCCTGTTGATATGGGTTATTTAAAAGAATCAATAGACTTCATGTTCAAGAACGACGGACTCACAGGCATTGTGAGTGTAGGTGCGGAGTATGCCATATACGTTGAGTATGGTACTGGTATTTATGCGACAGGTCCAGGTGGCAGTCGTGCTAAGAAGATACCTTGGTCTTATAAAGATGATGATGGTGAATGGCATACAACATACGGTAGCCCAGCACAACCTTTTTGGGAACCTGCAATCGATGAAGGTAGAGCGTTTTTCAATAAGTATTTTTCATAAGGTGGTTAAGATATGTGGGTATCAGTAGAACGGTATCTGTTTAACAAGATATATAACAAATTAAAAAGCAACCCTATCATCAAAAAACAACTTGGTGGTAGGGTTTTTGATTGCGTTCAAAAAGACGCTGTTTACCCATATATCGTTGTGGGTGAAACAAACGTCACTAATAAAGAAACAACGACAAGTATGTTTGAAGATGTGGGCGTTACATTGCATGTTTATAGCCAAGCTAGAAATAGAGATGAGGCCTCACAAATCATCCAATACTTAGGTTTTGTACTTAACTCTGAAATAGAAATAAATAACTATTCATTTATAAAAAGTCGAATTGATACACAAGAAGTGATAACTGACATAGATCAGTACACGAAGCACGGTATCATTCGGCTTGTTTTTAAATACAGACACAATACTTTACAAAGGAGTGTAACGAATAGTGCAGAATAAATACATTGCAGCGTTACAAATCGCTGACAAAGATTTAGCAAGCAAGCTGAAAGAAGAAGATGCTATTCTGTTAGCTAGTTTAGCTGAGGGTGGACACACAATCAGTAATGACTTAGCTGAAATGATTACAGGTGGCAAAAAAGACTACAGTCGTAACTCTGTAGAAGAAGAAATTAAGTTAACTGTTGACCGTGTACCTGGCGACAAAGGTCAAGAAGCTTTAGATGAGTCAGTTAAAAACTTCAAACAGTTACGTTTATGGATTTGGGAAGTTAAAAAACGTGATGGTAAACATCATGGTATTTTCGCTTATGTAATTATAGAAGAGCAAGAATGGTCGTTTGATGACGAAGATGACAAAATCGAAATCACTGCAAAAGTTAAATTTAACAGTGCTAACGGTTCTGTTGATTCATTACCACCAGAATGGCTCAACCCTAGTGCTGCTGCTCCTACAGTTGAATGGGAAGATATGGGAGCTTATACAGACTCATACGAAAACCGTACACCTAGTGCTGGTGCATAATTACGAGGGCATTAAGCCCTCTATTTTTTTGTAAAAAATAACAGAAAGAGGTTAAAAAATGACTGAAAATACAATCAATCCTATTACTACATTAGAATTCAACGGAGAAGAAGTAGAAGCAAAAGCTACTTTTTTATTTGATAAAACTGCTAAAAAGTTTGCTAAAGATGAGCAAGATGAAAACGGTAAAACTACTAAAGTATCTGGTTTTAATGCTATCTATAACGGTATTTTAGAACGTGATCCAATCGCAATTGCAGACTTTTGGGAATGTGCAACGGCTTATTTAGGTAAAAATGCACCTAAACGTGAAGATATCGAACAAACACTAATGGAAATTATTGATGAAAAACAAGACTCTATCGAATTATTACAAGGTGCATTGCAAGTTTTAAATCATAGTGGTTTTTTCAAGCAGAAATCACGTCTATTCTGGACACAAATGAATTCAGCACCGTCTATGGTCAAAGAAGAAGAGAAAGAGTCTACGAAGAACGGTATCGAGTTCATGAAGAACAACTACAAAGAAATCATGGGCGAACTACCTTACTAGATTATTCAGAAATACGGCAGATAACCAGTCAATACATAGGCTATCTTCCTTATGATGAATTAATGAGTTTGACGCCTAATGAATGGAAAGACTGGGTTGTAGGTCGTAGATTGGCGTTACTTGATGAACAAGAAATTTTATTGTTTGGTGCTCAAGCTAACGGTCTTGTACAAGCTGGTAAGTCGTTAAAACGACTACAAAAACAGTTAGAGCGTGCAAGATATGAAGTTCGCGGACAATCAGAAGAATACGAACGTATGAAAGAACGTAAGTTAGCACAGAACAAACGAAACAGAGCAGTTCAGAAACAAGGTACACGACGCTTTATGAATTCATTACGTAATACTAGTCAAAGAGGAGGTTAGCCATGAACAAAAACTTTATGGCTCGTATATCGGCGATTATTACAGATTTCCAACGGAATATCAGAAAAGCTCAACGCATGGCAAAAACTGAAATACCCGATGAAATTGAAACACAAGTCGACGCCAACATAAGTAAATTTAAACGATCCTTAAATACTGCCAAAGCAATGGCTCAACGTTGGCGAGAACATACCGTTGATATAGACGGAAACGCTAACCCTGTTAAGCGAGCAATTGCAGTAGTTAGAGAAAAGTTACAACAGTTAAGAGATAAAGAAGTAGACATCAAGGGGAATAACAATCCTTTAAAACGTTCTGTACTAGGTGCTAAAGCTATGCTTGCAACCTTACATGATAAAACAGTACACGTTAACTTTGACACAAGAGGTATGACGAGAGCACAAGTGCTGACAAGAGCGTTAGGTCAATCGTTAGATGAATACGGCGATAAAATGGACGCCTTAGCAACTAAAATCAGAACGTTTGGTACTGTATTTGGACAACAAATCAAAGGTATGTTAATTGCTAGTTTTCAAGGACTTATTCCTATCATAGCTGGATTAGTACCTGCAATCATGGCAGTAGCTAACGCATTAGGTGTAGTTGCTGGTGGTGCATTAGGAGTAGCAGGTGCATTTGGTATTGCTGCAAGTGGTGCATTTGCATTTGGTGCTATGGCAGTAAGTGCAATTAAAATGTTGAATGACGGAACATTACAAGCTACTGCGCAAACAAGAAGATACCAAGCGTCTTTAGAACAAGTTAAATCAACATGGGAAGGTATTATCAAACAAAATCAAGCTCAAATATTTAATACGTTATCTAACGCTTTAGACACTGTTAACGAAGCTTTAGGACGTATGAAACCATTCTTAGCAGGTATTTCTAAAGGAATGGAACAAGCGTCACAGAGCGTCTTAAAATGGGCTCAAAACAGTCAAACTGCGAGTAAGTTCTTTAACATGATGAATACAACAGGTGTTAAGACGTTTAACACATTATTAAGCGCTGCAGGACGTTTTGGTGATGGACTTATTAATGTATTTACACAGTTAGGTCCATTATTCTTATGGACTGCTAAAGGTTTAGATAATTTAGGTAAAAAATTCCAAAACTGGGCGAATAGTGTAGCAGGTCAAAATGCTATTAAATCATTCATTGAATACACGCAGACTAATTTACCTAAAATAGGCCAAATATTCGGCAATGTATTCATGGGTATTGGCAACTTGATGAAAGCATTTGCTCAAAACAGTTCTAATATCTTTGATTGGTTAGTTAAAATGACTGCTAAGTTTAGAGAATGGTCTGAACAAGTTGGTAAGTCAGAAGGCTTTAAAAAGTTTGTTCAGTATGTACAAGAAAATGGACCGGTTATTATGGATCTAATCGGCAATATCGTAAGAGTGTTGGTTGCGTTCGGTACTGCTATGGCACCAATAGCAAGTGTGATATTAAAAGTAGTAACGGCGTTAGCTGGTTTCATCGCTAAGTTGTTCGAAACACACCCTGCTATAGCACGTATGGTCGGAATAGCCATGATACTTGGTGGTATGTTGTGGGCTTTATTAGCACCAATTATCGCAGTAAGTACAGTGTTATCTAATGTATTCGGTGTAAGCTTATTCTCTGCTATCGGTAAGATTATTCAGTTTGTATCTAAAGGACAATTACTCGCTAGAATACTACAAGTTATTAGAGGTGCTTTCTCACTAGTTACTGGTCCGTTAGGCCGATTAGTTAGTTTATTTGCAGGTGCAGGAGAAGGTGCAGGTATATTTGCAACGGCACTAGAAATTTTGAGTGGTCCGATTGGTTGGATTATTGCAGGTATCACTTTGTTGGTTGGTGTAATAGTTTGGTTATGGAAAACAAATGAAGGATTTAGAAATGCATGTATTAACGCTTGGAATACGATCAAAGAAACCATTGGTGGTGCAGTTACAGCTGTTATTAACTGGTTTAATCAGTTCAGAGCGTCTATACAACAAACATTGCAACCTATTATTCCTATCTTACAAATGTTAGGGCAAGTTGCAAACCAAGTTTTTGGTTTCTTATTCATCAGTCTTATTAACGGTGTAGTAATGGCGTTCCAATATCTATGGACTATCGTTTCAGTAGTATTCACTGCGATAGGTGGAATTCTACAAGCCGCGTCACAATTATTCATTGGATTAGCTACAGCGTGGATACAACTACTGTCAGGCGATATACCTGGAGCGTGGCTGACATTACAAACTATGACACAAAACGTTATGAATACTATTTGGAATACCATATTGTCAATCTGGAGCCAAATTTCTAACTTCATATTCAATATTTTAAATAGAATACTCGGCACTAATATTACAAGTTGGAACCAAATTTGGTCTGTGATTTCGGGTGCAGTTACTAGAATATGGAATACTGTAGCAAGTTGGTTTTCACGTGTAGTTTCAACTGTTGCTCAAAAAATGATGCAAGCACTCAGTCGTATTATTTCTGGTGGTGCACAATGGGTTTCAAGCATCATTTCTGCAATGGTCAGATTTGTTCAAGGCGTAGTTAGTGGTTTTGTAAGAGTTGTATCTCAAGTGGCTTCTGGTATGAGTAGAGCTGTTTCCAAAGTCAGAAGTTTCTTCGGACAAATGGTATCTGCAGGATTGCACATTGCTTCAGGTATTGCACGAGGTATTGCAAACGGTGCAAGTAGAGTTATAAATGCTGCTGCAAATATTGCTAAAAAAGCTGTTAGTGCAGCTAAAAACGTACTAGGTATTCATTCACCTTCACGTGTATTCAGAGGTATAGGTGGATACATTTCTCAAGGTTTAGGTATTGGTATTATGGAACAAAGCAATAGTGCTATTAATGCCAGTCGTCGTTTGGCAAAAGATGTAACTAACGCATTTAGCCCCGATTTAAACACTGATCTAACATCAGACTTAACAGGTGGATTAGATAGTGATGTTAATGCTCATATGAGCAGAGATGTACGTCATAGTATGCAAGAGAACAACAAGCCTATCGTTAACGTGACTGTTCGCAATGAATCAGATATACCGGCTATTAAATCTTACATTGAAGATTCTAACTCAAAAGACGCAAGTTTCGGATTATTTTAAAGGAGTGATTGTTAATTGATATTACATGATGTTGAAGTTTACAAAAATAAAGAACGTTTACGTATTAGTGACAATCGCTTTACTGGTACTGCGTTGAGAGTTGTTTCTTACGATGTGAAAGGAGCAGGGTATGAACGTAAGTTTGATGAAATTGATCGTGTTAACGGTAGATTTCACAACGCTACTAAAGAAGAAAAGAAAAGCATATCTATGACTGTAAGGTACGATGTAGAAAAGATAGCTTATGCTTCTCATTTAAAATCGAACATACAAGATATGCTAAGAGGTCATTTTTATCTTAGAGAATTAGCAGCATCTGAAAGTGAAATTAAATTCGAAAATATATTCGAACCTAAAAACCAATCTTTTGAATTGGAATATGTTGATGGTAGACAAATATTCGTCGGTTTAGTTAATGAAGTATCATTCGACACTACTAAAACGTCAGGTGAATTCACACTAGACTTCGAAACGATTGAATTACCATACTTCGAGAGCATTGGCTATAGTACAGATTTAGAAAAAGAGAGTGGTAATTTGAACAAATGGGGTATTCCTGACAAAAACCCGTTCAACACATCTCATAAGGAACGTAGATATACATTCTATGACACTAAAGTAGGAGATGTTTACTATGGTGGTACAGCTGAAATAAATCAATTTAACCAAGACAGTGTTGTAGAAATGGTTCTAGGAGAAAACGTTAGCAAAAAAGATAGTGACGGTTTCAACTTCTACATGACACATAGCGACATTATGAAAATAAGCGGTTTAGAGTTGAAAGCAGGAGATGTTATAAAATTTGACGGTATCCATGTATATCGTAATAACTTACGTATTGATGATTACAACAAGACAAAACAACAACCTGTGTTAATGCCTGGTTGGAATACTTTCCATACTACAAAGAAACTTCAAAAAATCACGTTTAAACACAAAAGATATTACTTGTAAGGAGGTTGCTTCATTGCCAATATTATTAAAAACATTACAGGGCATTGGGCAATCCCTACCTGTAGAAACAAAATTAAACGAGAAATTAAACGAAGATGGCTCTTTAGAAATAGAAATGGTAGAAAACAAAGCTACATTTGACGCTATAGGGGCTATTACTAAAATGTGGACGATTACAGGTGTTGGTGGTGCTGATGACCTAAACGAATACCGTATCGTTATGTTAGACAAAACAACTGTAGGTCAAAAGGAAAAGTTAACAATCAAAGCGCGACCTGTTGAATTAGATGATCTAAACAACTTAAGGGTGTACGAAGTATATAACGGTAGTTTTACAGGGAAAAGTTACTTTGATTTAGTTTTTAAAGATACCGGTTATAAGTATGAATTACACGCTAAGGTTTCATCTTCTAAATTTGAAAATCTAGGTAATCACGATACCAATTTAGAATTATTCAAAAAAGGTTTGGAAAGATATAACTTAGAATATGAATATAACGCCAAAACAAAGACGTTTCATTTATATGATATTGTTCAAAGAAAAGCTAGCTATTACATTAAAGCAGGTGTCAATGCTAATAATGTAAAAGTCCAAGAAGATGCTTCTAAGTGTTACACATACATTAGAGGATACGGTGGCTTTGATGGACAACAAACTTTTAACGAAGCTAGCTTGCAATATGAGTATACACACCCCTTAGCTGACTTAATAGGCAAACGTCATGCGCCACCTGTTGTAGATGGACGCATAACTAAAGGGGATACACTCAAAAAAGCTATGGAACTGGTTATACAAGAAAGTTTAAAAACATCTGTAACATTAGACTTCATTTCTTTACAAAAACATTTTAAAGAAGCAGTACCTAGAGTTGGGGATATTGTGAATGTAATTGATGATTTAATAGGTTTAAACGAGTTTGTTAGAATTATCGAAATCACTACACATCGAGATATTAACAACAAGATTATCAAACAAGACGTAGTACTTGGGGAATTTAGATTACAAGATAGATACATGAAAGCAGTAAATACTGCTGCGAATTATGTTAAAGCTATCAAATCTAACAAATCTGATCCAGCTAAAGATTTAAGGATGATTCAAGCGCAAAACAATGCAAATACTAAGACCGCACAAGATTTGCAGAAGAAAACCGATGATATAAAAAGAAAATTAGAAAGTGCACATGCAAAGAGTGTTACAACTGCAAATGGTACTATCGTTCACGACTTTACACCTAAGTCTAAGATTAGAAAAGTCAAAACAATAGGTACTATTGGAGATTCTGTTGCTAAAGGTTCAGGTGCTAAAACCAACTTTACGCAAATGTTAGCTAAGAAGATTAAGGCTAAGTCAACTAACTTAGCTGTTAGTGGTGCGACAATGAGCACAAACAAAGAGAATAGTATTTATGATCAAGCAACTAAAATTAAAGCTGATTTAATCATTGTTCAAGGTACAGATGATGATTGGACTAATGATATTAATATAGGCACTGATAAAACGGATACTAAAACGTTTTACGGTGCCTTTTATAGTGCTATCACTAAAATCAAGAGTAATAACCCTAACTCTAAAATAATTGTTATGACACCTACTAAACAATGTTATATAAAAGACGGCAAAACCGTAAGAAAAGACACTACTAAGAACGATTTGGGTCACACTTTAGCTGATTATGTAGATGTTCAAATAGACGCTTGTAACGAACTGGATATACCTGTGTATGACGCTTATCATTCAACACAATTCAAACCCAATATACCTTCGTACAGAAAATCGAGTATGCCTGACGGGGTACACCCTAATGAAAAAGGGCACGAGGTCATTATGTATGAATTGATTAAAAACTTTTATGGTTTTTATGGCTAAGGAGGTCAAAAAATTTGAAATTAGATAACTTAATTACGAAACTTCACTCGTACTTTAGTCAAAAGTTTGTAAGTCAACTAGAAAATAACTTTGAACAAATAAAATACTGGACTAATAAAAGTGATGATACTTTTAATGAACATTTAACCACTCAAAAAAATGCGCATACAACCGATCAAATCAAACACAAAACTACAAAAGGTAAAGATGTCGTATTATCTAATCATGAAAATTATCAAGATGAACTTATTGAACGTCTTGTGTTAGGACATAATGGAGATGGAATACAAGAATTAAGAGCAAGTCACACTTCAATGGACGCTCAAAGTTTCGATTCTTTACACCAACGTCTATATCACGACTTTTTAAGAGAAAGTAACGCTAGAGAAGAACTAAGAGCCGACTTAACTAAGAAAATACAACGTATTGTCAATGTTGATGATTTCGGAGGAGATCCAACAGGACAAAAAGACAGTACAAAGGCATTTCAAGACGCATTAGGTAACGGCAATGTACAGGTAACTATGAGTGGCGGTACTTACCTTACAACAGGTATTAAAATGCCTAACAACTCTCGTTTGGTAGGACAAGGTAAAGACATTACTACTATTAAGCTAATGGATAAAACACCAGCAGAGAACATAGGTATCACTAACTTAAAAATGAGTGGTGGCGCTGAAAACATTTCATTAGAAAGTTTTTCGTTCAACGGGAATAAGTTTAGACAAAATAAAACACTTAAAGCTACCGGTGGTTCTCGTTCATCTAACATTAGATTTGCGGGTGTAACTAATGGATATATCTATAACGTTAAATCATATGACGCTTTACTACACTGTATCGATGTAACATATGCAAATGACAATTATTACTACGAAGGCGATGGAAATAGAGTGCCTTACGCATTAGAAAGTAAGCATATTCATATTGATAATTGCGAGGCATATGGTTGCGGAGATGATGGTATCACTACCCATCACTCTCGTTACATTACAATTTCTAATTGTTATGCACATACACCAACAGGTGGAAGTAATAACAACGGTATAGAAATTGACGATGGCTCACAATATGTGTTCTTATCAAACAACAGAACCAAAGGTAACTTCGGTGGTTTAGAAATCAAAGCACACAGTAATGCAAGTGCTGCAAGTGGTGTGTTCGTTAACGGTCACGTATCAATCGAAGATACAAGAGCTTACAACATTCGACACATCGGTCATCATAGAGCTAAAACGGACAATAAAAGTTTGACTGCTTATGACGTGGTGCTAAATAATTGCTTAGCTTTAAACCCTAAATACAATGGTGTGTATCCAGGCTCAACACCTAGAGCATTATTAATCAGTGCTTATAAAAATGTATCGGTCAATAATTTCACTGCAATTGGTGATGATGATTTTGGAAAATTAGAAGGTGGAAAACTTGATAAAAAGCAACCAGCAATAGCCATCCAATTCATGTCTGAAAACATCTCACTTAATAATATTAATGTGCGTAACTTTAAAAACGCAGAAGTAGATATCAGATTATTTGGCGGAGATAATAGACCTTCAAGAGTTATTTTAAACAATATCAATATTTGGAATTCATCTAACAATATCGGTATCGGTGTTGGAAGTAAAATATACGATACTAAAATAACTAATTGTAATTTACACGGTAATGGTTCAGGTATAGGATTACGTTTGACAAATAACCACGCTATGATTAGTGGTATCACAGCAAACAATTATTCAACACCTGCATGGATAGCCGGCGAAAAATACGACACACCTCCTACAGTTGGAAAAGGTGGTGCTAGTATAGCGTCTACAGGAAGTGCAGGCGTAGCTAATGCTAGTGCAGTTATTGCGTCAACAGGTGGTTCGAAAGCATACAGTAATCGTAGCTTTGTATTAGGTTCTGGTGCTAACTCCAAATCTTATGGTTCACGTAGCGGTATTATCAATTCGCTTAATTCTGAAACTGATAAAAAGGGCCATACACAACTGATTATGAATAGTAATCGTGTTAAGTCACCTGGTAACTATCACGTTGTCGCTGGATATGGCTCTAGTGGTAATGCTTCTACATCTAACATTAAATTTGATTTAAGCACTTATTCAGGAAACTTAACTTTAGCCGGTCAACTTAAACAAGATAGTGCCGATATAGCAGAGTTATTTGAGTCACAAAATGGATTAGCAATCGATTTAGGAACTATCGTTACATTAGACGGCGATAAGATAAGAAAAGCGCAACCTAATGACACACCAATTGGCGTTATATCTGGAACTGCTGCATTGGTAGCAAATGAAAAAACATTCCACCATAAAGATAGATTTTTAAAAAATGAGTATGGAGTAACGATTACAAACAGAAAACAAGTTGAATTTGTAGACGATGAAGGAAATGTTTCTTTCGAATGGCGTGACATACCAGTAGAAAACCCTGAATATAACGACAAAATCGATTATCAATCACGTTCAGAACGCCCTGAATGGAATGTAGTCGGATTATTAGGACAAATCTACACAAACATTGAAAAAGACGTTATACCTGGCGACTATATCAACGGTAGAGCAGGTGTAGGCTATAAAGATAATGTGAATGGTAAAGGTCGTGTCATGAAAATAACTTCTGAATACACTGAAGAACGTGGATGTGCAATAGCTTTAGTATTGTGGGGTGCTAAATAATGGAATTAGAAAAAGTAGGTAAACTTGATTTAAATGAAGAACCACATTTACAACCGATATCTAATAGAGGTATCGGTTTTTATAATCTTGATAAAAACACTGCTAAATTTCAATTTGTAGTACAAAAAGATAATAAACCTTTGCTAATTAGCGATAAGAATGTTAAAGGTTACGCTTTCTTTAAAGCTGCAAACGGAACAGAAGAAAAACGACCTAGTACATCAGGTGTATTAGACGTAGAATTCATCGATCCAATGAAAGGGATAATTGGGGTTACAGTACCACAATGGTTTCTGAAAAACGTTGTCGATTCTGAAGTGTTGGGTGAAATTTATTTATCGCTCAACGATGTAAACAATGTGGGAAAAGACGATACTGTTGTGTTAGGTACTTTTAAATTCACGGTACGTGACAGTCTTATCAATCAAATCGAAAGCGACATCAAAGTGTCTTACATTCGCATGTTTGATGAGTTGCGTTCGGAATTAGAAAAGAAAGTTCAACAACTTAAGCAAGATATAGGCGATACACAAACGTTGATTGAAACTATAAGACAAACAGCTGAAGATTATCTAGTTAAGATAAACAAAGCTCAAGCAGACGCTATTGTTTCAATTACAGACGCATTAATGTCATCTAATCAAAGCATTGACTTAGAGAGAGAAGAAGCATTGAGACAAATAGACGCTAAACGTGACGCCATCAAGACGGATTATGATTTAGCTTCTGATACGTTCAAAAAAACTTATGATAGCAATATGGACACTTTTAACTCCAACGTTAATCAAGCTAATACAACGATAGATGAAAAAGTTAGCTCCTTTAAAGAATTGTTAGATAATGACGGTTTTACAACACCAGCGTATGTTGAACAAAAGTTCACAGATGCTAATTGGCAAAAGTACAAACTCACTAATGATGATGGAACTAATTTTTATGATGCCAACCTACAAATAGATTTTAATAACAACGAACAATTAATGTCTTTACCAATAGGTACGAGATATGTTGTTCTAACTTCAAATAATCCGAACGGAACTAATAACAATGGTTGGTTAACAAAGTACAAAAGAAATGGAGATGCTATCTTAATACGATATCAACCATACAATTCAACTGTGATTTATCAAAAAAGGTTTTATAAGAGTTGGAGTGATTGGGAACGTGTTGGTTCAGATGTTGTAGATACTGGTTGGATTGATTTACAACTAGTGAATAGCGCATCTCCACATAACGGATTAGTTACTAATGGTGGTTTTACTAGCGCGTACAGAACAATCACACAAAATGGAATTACTAAGAAAATGTTACGCATTAATGCCACAACTATCAAACATGGACAGACTATTGCACTTTTACCTAAAGAATTTGTAAAAAACCTAATGTTTTTCTCAATAAGTGCTCCTAGAAATAAAAACAACGGACGTATTTCGTTAAATACTTCAGGAACAGTAAATTTTGACGCTACTGTAGATCCATCAGCGTGGACTGATACAGATTATATTTACGGTCAATATGAATGGACGGAGTGATAAAGTGAAAGTAGTTTATTTATGGAAAAATGGACAAGCAATTATTGTTCACAAAAACGAAGAAGATGAATATGTTTATCCTGATGAAAAATGGACTGAGAACAAACCTCCTCAAGGCATCATCTTACCTTGCTATTACGACGGTAAACAATGGGTTGGACAAACCCAAGATGAGCTAGAAAAGATGTTGCCTGAAGTAGAAATGCCTGTTGATGACAAAGATATTGCTATAGCTAAATTAACGAGCTTAGTTGTCGATTTACAAGAAGAGGTTATGAGTTTAAAGCAGAACATCGCACTAATAACTGAAGAACAAGCAAATCAAAAATTGGGGGAAGCATAATATGGATAAAGTAGTAATCGATTTATATAAGAAAAAATTATACACTGACGAAACATTCAAAAAGTTTGTTAGAGTTGGTTGGATTACTCCGGAACAATTTAAAGAAACTACAGGTAAAGATTACGAACCACAAGTTAAATAGCTTGTGGTTTTTATTATAAGTGAAGTAGGTGTTTATATGACAGAAAGTAGCCAAAGAGGAGATTATGAACGACGTATAAAAAGGTTGGAAGATAACGACGAAAAAATCTTCAACTCTTTGGAACAGATTAAAGATGGACAACACAATCAAAATTTGATTAATCAAAAAATGAATTTCACTTTGGACTCTATCAATAGAGAGAGGGAATTAGAATCTCAAAACAAAAAAGAAAATCAAAAAAATATCAGAGACATTAAAATGTGGGTTTTAGGATTGATTGGTACTATAGCTGGTTCTTTAATCGTAGCAGTATTAAGAATGTTTTTTGGTGTTTAAAGGAGGTGAGTTACCATGTTCGGATTATTTTTAGGCGCAAGCTTTTGGGAATGTTTCTGGTTTGGTAAATGTAAATAATTGAGAAACAAAGCCGGCTTTTAGTCGGCTTTTTATTATGCCAGAAATGAGGTGGATATATGGGATTACCTAGTCCTAGAAAAAGAAAACCTACTGCTTCTGAAGTTGCAGCATGGGCTAAGAGTATGATTGGTAGAAGAGTTGATGTAGATGGTTATTATGGCGCCCAATGTTGGGATTTACCAAACTACATTTTCAATAGATATTGGCATTTTAAAACAACAGGAAATGCGATTGCTATGGCATGGTATAGATATCCTAAAGGCTTCAAATTCTATAGGAACACTAGAAACTTTGTTCCGAAACCTGGTGACATGGCAGTTTGGGGAAAAGGCTCCTTTAACAACGGTGTTGGACATACGGCTGTTGTAATTGGTCCATCTAACAAAAGTTACTTCACCAGTGTAGACCAAAATTGGATTGGTGCAAATAGTTATACGGGTTCTCCTGGTGCGAAAATTAAACATAGTTATAACGGTATAAGTGGGTTCGTCAGACCTCCTTATCATGCAGAAACTAAGAAACCATCTAAATCAAGTAACACACCGTCTAAACCCTCTAATGACAACACTCCTAAAAACACAAAAGAACAAACGAAACCTATAACTAAAGAAATTACCAAAGTTTCCTATACATCATTCGCATACGATTTAGACGATGATTTAGAATACATTTATCATTATATGGTTGAAGGTCAAAAGTTGATAGGGAAAGTAAAAGGTATATATATCAAAGAGAGTACACATATGCGTTCTGTTGAAGAATTGTATTTACAACGTAATAAATATGTGAATGAAGATGAATACCCTCATGTATATATAGACCGTGAGCGTGTATGGACGCCTCGACCTGATTCTGAAGAAGCACCAGAACATCCAGGTTGGCTTGTTATGGAAGTTTGTGGAGGACAAACGGAGAGCAAACGACAATTCATGCTCAATCAAATCAGAGCGTTAATCTACGGCGTTTGGTTACTAAGTTGGAGCAAGGTAAAACTTTCCGAATCGTCAATCAAAGCAGACCCTAACATATGGCGTTCTATGAAAGACTTAATCAATTACGATTTAATCAAAAATGGTATTCCTGATGAAAGCAAATATAAAGAAGTTGAGAAGAAAATCATCGGTTTATATTTGAAAAGAGATAAATTACTTACAGAAACAATTACTACAACAACTACAAAGACAACCATAAAGATTAAACCTAAAACTTCGGTCGACAACCCTGAACAGAACGATAAGCCGACAGGCAAAAAAACAAAAAGAACTTCAAATAAACCTCGTGTAGTTGTAGAGAAAAGTAAATATACTTTCCAACAAGCACTTAATGCTCAAATGGCATACGGTAAACCTCAAAAATCTTATAGTTGGGGTTGGGGAAATGCTTCTAGGTCACAAACGAGTAAGTATATGAACCCTAACACTATATGGAATAGTTCAGTACAAAGGTATCAAATGTTAGATCTTGGTAAGTATCAAGGTATATCAGTAAGCAAGTTGAACAAAATACTTAAAGGTAAAGGCACCCTATCCGGTCAAGGTAAAGCTTTTGCAGACGGTTGTAAGAAATACAACGTAAATGAAATATACTTAATTGCTCACGCATTCTTAGAGAGTGGATATGGCCGTAGTAACTACGCAAGTGGACGTTATGGTATTTACAATTACTTTGGTATTGCAGCATATGACAATAACCCTAATGCTTCTATAGCATACGCCAAACGACAAGGTTGGACGAGTCCACGTAATGGTATTATAGGTGGCGCTAAGTTCGTTAGAAAACAATTCTTTAATCAAGGAAAGAACACTTTGTATCGAATGCGTTGGAATCCTAAAAACCCAGGTCGCATGCAATATGCTACTGCGATTGAGTGGTGTAATTTCCAAGCAACAACAATAAACAGCTTATACAAAAAAGTAGGATTAAAAGGTATGTATTATATCAGAGATAAATATAGATAAAAGGCTACTCACTGACGGTGGGTAGCCTTTAATAATTGAAGGGTGGTTTCTAATGTTAATAAATGTACTTAATTTAAATGACTCACAAGACGGCAATCGCATTAAACAAGGTGACCTATCACATATGCGATACATCTTATCTGACACTAACAACGATGATTTAAAACTAGACGGATTACCTGCGAAAGTTTTTCTCACTGACAGTACAGGTGTCAAATATATCTACGACACTACAGTTAGGCAATATGACAATGCCTATGTGTGCGATGTTGTAATCAATCAGATTATCCCTGCAAACACGTATTCATTAGAAATATGGGTTGATAACAAGTATGTATTCCCGTCTGACAATAAAGCAAAAATTCAAGTGACAGAGAGTGTGATTGGTAGACAATTAATCAACACACAAAACCATGACTTATGGCAAGAGATGATTGAATACGGTGTAAAAAACGGATTAATTAAGAATCAAACTGAAAGCGAAGAAAATTTTGTCATTGGAGAAAACGCACCAACTGACACAACTAAAATTTGGATTGACACTACTGGAGGTAATGAATAATGAAAGCTATACCTAAAATTTTCGACAAAGAAAAAGGACAATGGATTGAATTAATGGCTAAACCTATAGCAGATGAAGTGGTTAAAATTATGAAAGAAGATTGGTTATCTAATAAAAAGACAATTGATTATTGGTTATTACAATACACAAAGGGCGTAGTAGAACCTATTCAAGTTGCTATATTTACTGACGGCAATGAAGTCGACGAAATCTTAAAAAGTAACTTAGAATGGATGTTTAATGGTTATGTATCTAATCTAGAAAACAAAAAGCTCTTTAATTTACAAGATTTTATAAACTATTGTTACAGCACTAAAACAGAGTTGCCTAAACAGTTCAAAGTCAACGCTATTGTAAAATTCGATAGTTTAGACGAACCTATTAAACTACAAGAAATAGATAATATCACGACTAATCCTGATGTTTTAGGCATATTAGACGGTTCTTCCAAAGGTTCTATAGAGGTTAAATACATCTATAACGACCACCCTATCGAAGATAAGAAGTTAATAAAAGAAAATAAATAAATTCAAGTCAACGCTTTGCGTTGGTTTTTTAATTTAACTAAAAGGAGTGTTATAATTGAGAAATTTTTTAGGAATAAATTGGCATGTAAGATTTAATAACCCTGTAGCTATTATTCAATTAATTGTAGGTGCGTTTATGCCTATTCTTGTTTATTTAGGGATTGATTGGCATTCATTAACTACTTGGGGTGCTGTTGGAGAAGCTTTATTAAAATTTATTAGTAATCCAATTGCTGTAATTGGTGTGTTAGTAAGTCTATATATGTCGGCAGTAGACGGTACAAGTGCTGGTTTATCCGATAGTTTAATGGCTCAAGAATATAAGAAACCTAATAAAGAATAGGAGGCCTATAAAATGGCAGAAAAATGGAATGGAGTACCAGTGCGTTACGATTTGTTGCCAATTGGAACACGTAGGAGTGGAGAAGCGTTACACACTAAAAATGGAAAGCCTAGTTTTGCAGTGATTCATGATACAGGGAACCCAAATACTACTGCACAAGATAATGTGAATTATTATAAAAATACGTATAATATTGCTTGGAGCATGGTAGCAAGTGCACATATTTTTGTTGATGATAAAGAAGCAATTATATGTATTCCAGTTACAGAGGTAGCATGGCACGTCATGTTGAATACTACTGTAGATAATCAGTGGTATAACGCAGATGCTGATTATGCAGCGTTTGGTGTAGAAGCATGTTACTTCACAGATAAGAAACGCAGCTTAAAGTCGTTAGATAATGCAGCACGTATCATGGCTTATCTCACTAAATTTTGGAAAATTAACTATAAAAATGAAATGCCAGGTCATCAAGACATACAGTATGATAAACAAGATCCGGGTAACTTACTAGAAGCTTGTGGTTTAGGTCGTAATACAAGTATTTTTGACGGTTACGTAGCTAAACATATTGATGGAGTTAAGGTTCCTAAAGTTAGCAAGAAGAAAGCCGGAAACAAAGGTAAAAATAAAGAAAAACCTAAGTCTAAGCCATCAACAAAAGATTACCAAAGTGCAATCAACTATATGTATAGCTTGAAAGGTAAGTTTGTTGACTTTGATAACCGTTGGGCATATCAGTGTATGGACTTAGCAGTTGATTACGTATATCACATCACTAATGGTAAGCTTAGAATGTGGGGTAATGCTAAAGACAGTATCCTCAACATATTCCCTAAAGGTTGGAAGATTGTTAAAAATACATCAGATTATATACCACCAGTTGGAGCAATTGGTGTATGTACCTATGGCATATACCAAAGATACGGTCACATTTATTTAGTTTGGGATAATAGTGGAGGAACTAACACACAAACTGTATTAGAACAAAACTTTGATGGTAACGCAGATACACCTGCAAAACTACGTGTTGATAATTTTTATGGAACAACACATTACATCGTGCCATCGTTTGTTGACGAAGACTACGATGTTAATAAAATTAAAACAGTCACGACACGTAAGGCTACAAATAAATATAATGGTAAACAAGTACCTAAAAACTTAGTATGGAGTAAAACACCTCATTATATTGCAAAAGCAGACAGTTCAGGTGTCACTATCTGCAAAGATGTTAAAAATGGATATATGAAGAAAACTAATCTTGTATACAAAGCAGGTTATAGTCCATTTTACGTGTATGAAGTGCGTGAAGGTTGGGCACGTGTTTATTCAGAAAGTAGTAATTACTGGGTATGGCATGAGCGCTTGATCATCACTAAAGAATATAAACACAATGAAACAAGAGATGGTAAAAAAGCAAGTAAACAAACAAAAGAAATGAAGAAAATAGCAAATAAATCTAAAAACAAGCTTGCTATAGGTCAAATACCACCTAAAAAATTAGGTTGGCAACGCAAAAAGTACTTTGCAGCACGTGCAGATAGCTTTGGTGCAACGATACTTAACAGACATGGCGGTAAAGGTAATTATTCTTGGAATATGACTAATACAACATATGGTAAAGGTCAATTATTCTATGTTTACGAGATTATCGACGGTTGGTGTCGTGTACACGGTCCTAGTGATAACTATTGGGTATGGCACGAAAGATTGAGAATTACAAAAGTATATTAAATTGTGTGGTATAATATAGGTACCACGTCATTATACAAGGGTAGTCACTATGGCTACCCTCTTTTTTATTGTATAATAATCTTTGTTCCTGATTTCAAACTAATACTATATTCTAAACCACGTTCTTATGAGCGTGGTTATTTTTTACGGAAGTATACACATTAA